ACAATATCAACGGTTGCTAGATGAAAATCATCCTGCACTTCGTTGACGCCCTCCGAGTTCATTTTTAACGAACCCAAACCTCTAGTAGATACACCCAATTGTACACCATTCTCAATTAAGTTCTTTGCGATGGTTCCCATAGGTGTTTCTAAAATTTTAGCTCTACCAATTACATCGTTACCTTCCATGTTTAGAGAAGTAATTAGATGTGATACCTGGTGTAGGTTAATAGATGGATTATCAGGGTGTCCCAATTCACCTAACGATCTCTTTTGACCGATAAGCTCTTGGTACTTTTCTACCTCACGCTCCATAATAGATTTGCCGTAAGTTCTGTTATTTTTATTTTTTTTATCTGATTGGGCAAAAATACCTTCGATAAAAACATTCTTGCCGCCGTTTTTATTTTCTTCGACAAGATATTTTAATTCATGCGCCGTTTCTTTAATTAGTTTCATAGTTCTTACCTAGGTAAAATTTGTTGATTCGGTTCGTCAAATCCATCTAACTTAGTTAGGTGTAAGTAAATCATAGAGTTTGCAGGCATCGCAACTGAAATATTTGCACTGGCATTTGCAGTATCAGGAAATCCTAATGTCTGAGTCATTGACCAATTATCATTGCCGTTGAAGTATTGAGTAACAACACCATCTCGTGTCATAATAATTGGCACCGGCCCTGGAGCAGTCCACATCGCGCCAGTAACTGTTATCTTCACATTAGGTTGATCTACAGTTTCATCTGCTAATTTTAAATCCAAAGAAGTAATAGTAGCAGTACCGTCACCGATTAATTTAATACCGGCTTGCTGCCTAACTTTCTTAAGAACTGTTTTAACTACTGGCATAATTACCTCTTATTTTTTAGCTGTCTTTGCTGAGTCTTTAAATGCTTGTGCAGTAGGAGCTCCTTTGGTACCAGGTTTTCTCATACGCTCACCGGATCCCTTTGCTATTCTTTTTCTCTTAGCATGAATATTTGCATATAGTCCAGGTTTAGATGCCTCAAGAATAGCTTCCTCGGTCATCTCACCTCTCATATAATTTGCCACGGTCGAAATATAATCCTCTGCTAAAGTAATTTTAGACTGGCACCACTCAGGAATATTTGTGTTTGGTTCTAACATATCATGTACTGTTTTTGCGTTGTGTAAAATTGAACGCAAATCAGACATTGCCATGTCTCCCTCATAATCATATTCTTGTTCTTCTTTACCTTCAGCTACACTTTCCTTCGGGACACAATTAGGAACTTCTCTACCATTTTTCGTTTTGGTTCCGATCATTTTGTAGTCATCCCAACAAGGATCTTCACCTTTCATTTTTTTAGCTTCAGCAATTTTATTTCTAAGAGAAGAGAAACTTTCTTGTTTCATTCTTTCTCTCATTCTAACTGTAGCCTGATATGTACCAGGTGCGGTTCCAGGTTTTAAATCCATCTTATCTTCATCATAATCCGGAATTGCTTTATCCTGAAACTCGTTCCCATATTTGGATTGCATCATAGAAGTTCTTGCTTTTTGGCGAGCAATGTCCGCAGCCATTTGCATACTTCTACTCACTCCAACTCCCTGATGAGGATAATCACCTTCCTCTTTCATAAAGTTAGGATTTTTCTCTTTAAACTTATCAGGAGTAAGAACGGGTACAGGTTTACCTGCAGGATCTACAACCTCGCCTTTGTCTAAGTCTGCTCTATCCTTAGCCATCTTAAATCGTTTATCTAATTGTGCTTTATGCTCAGGATTTTCTTGCCACTTAGGATCATCTCGCATAGTCTTTAACTGATCTAATTGAGCGCCTTCTACTTTATATTTCTTTTTAATTTCAGCTTGTTTCGCCATTCTTTCTTTGTCATCCTTAATATCATATGCCATTCCGAGCTCTTTATAATATTCAGGATTTGGTCTTTTGTTAGCAGTGCGAATAGCTTGATGCTGTTGATATAACTTGTCTTGTGTTGAACCCTCAGCAATTTTATTTTTATCTTTTGGTGCAGGCTTTGGGGTCGGTGCTCTTGGAATTTCTGGAATATCAAAACCGCCCTCTTGTATATGCTCTGACTCTTCCTTAGCTAAACGAGTCAGAGCTTTATCAAAGCCAGCTTGTCTTTTCTTTGCATGCTTTAATTCTACATCTCTTTCTTTATCTAATACACGAGCTCTGGAAGGATGCCCAACGTCTCTTTCAAATTCTGAATCTTTTTTAAATTTGGCCGCATAGCTTTGAGATTTGGCAACCTCTTTACTTGCTTTACCCGCATAACTAGCGAGAGTAGATCTTTTTAACTCGTCAATTTGTTCTATATTTTCATTAAATGGATTTTTAGCATTATCTTTCTTTTCTATTTTTCTATCAGCTCTATCTAATCCAACATCGCGCTTAGCTTTAGTTTTAGCATCGCTAGTTGAATGATATGATTTTTCTGCTTTGTTGGCATAACTAGCTAAAGTAGATCTTTTTAACTCATCAATCTGTTCAACTTCTTCTTTTACAGGTCTGTTCTTATAAGTGTTCCAATCAGATGCATCTGTTGAAACTACGTGGTGCAGAGGCACAACATGACCCAGAGCAGATGTAGTATGAATTTTAGTACCAGCGCCAGCACCGGTTTTATGCGACACCTTGCTCATATAATGTTTGCCTTGGTGCTTGTATATAACTGTACCGCCATTGGCAATATCGTTTTCAGTATATTTTTCAATAAGTTCAACTTCTTCATTCACAGTACCAATGTAGTGATGATCATGTACCTTGTAGCCCTTGCGACGATAATGAGCAATGGCACGTTTGATGGCATTTTCTCGATCCTCACCTGGCATACGCACAGTCTTCTGTATGGTTTCTTTGCGCTTGCTGACCATAGGATGGTTAGGGTCGGTAACTGTTAAACCAATGCGATGTGTTGCTTCTACAATGTGATTGTTATCTTCGTTCTGTCGTTTGGCAGCATAAGATGCACCAAGTGCCATACGAATACGTTCTTTTTTGCTCTTGCCGGCAAATTTAGGATTATCGCTATGAACAAAATCGCTGATCCATTTTCCTGTAGGATCAGATGCTTTTAACTTTTCTTCCAGCGATTCTTCTCTTAAACGATTAAATGATTTCATTGGCTTTTTGCAGGTTGTTGAGTTGGTTGTGCAGGCTGCTTATCATCTTTCTTTTGGTTCATTTTTTCTGCGGCTTTTCTACCGGCCTCACCTGTAACAAGGTCACCTATAAATTCTGCAACCTTATTAATCTTGTCTGTTAGATTCGATTCACCTAGGCTTGAAGCAACTTCCTGCTTTCTAATTTCTAAGGCGTCATTCATTTTATCCGCAATCGCAGCTTCAAAATTACCCAAGGCTTCTGCTTCTTTGTTTGCTAGAATATTATCTACCATGTTTCTAATTGGATTATCCACTATAACTCCTTATTGTCCGGTTTGCTCAGTATTTATTTGAGGCGGAGGTGGTTCATTTTCTATCTCCGACTTCATAGTTTGAATATCTTTATCAGACATTCTTAAAACATTTTTCATAATAAATCTTTGACTAAAATATATTCCTACGTATGGTTGCGCTAAATTTAATAAATCGATTTGATTTCTATAATTTTCCGCAGCCTTCATTTCCTCAAAATACTGATCCTGGGCATACTTATATTGAATCTTTTCTCCAATAATTGCCCAGTCTTTTTCATTTATAACACCCTTCAAAACTAATTGAGTTTTTAGAATGTCGTCAAATATTACGTTAAACTTTTTGCGAAGTCTTGACACAAACTTGGCAAATTTTAATTCGTCTCTTGTTATCTCAGTTGCTCTACCAAAAGAAATGCCTTGCTGAGGTTGCATTCTTGAAACAGGAACGTTTAATGCCTGGTATAATTTATTTTGAAAATAATTTACATCATCAATTTGACCTAAGCTTTCTCCACCAGGCAAAGTACTAATTTCTGTTCCTTTACCACCTTCTCTGCGCGGTAACCAAAAATCCTCAAGCATCGACATAAATTTTCTATCGTCTCTAATCTCACCTGTGTTAGAGTCGTAAACAACCTTGTTTCTATAGCGAGCCATAATATCTTTTAGATACTGCTCGGCTTTAATCTTTGGTAAATTACCAACATCAATATAAAATATTCTTCTTTCGGGTGCTCTAGCCAATCTATAAATGACTACCGCATCTTCCATCATCTTTAATTGATTTACAGGCTTAATTGCTTTATGCAAATGCCCAACAACTACATTCTTTTCTAAATCCATTAACCCAGATGGCGCATATGCTATCGAGTCTGTGGAAATTCTTAATCCTTGGTTTACTGTTGAAGAATAAGAAAAATTAGGATTGTAATTAATCCCTTTATCATTATAGATAAAATATTCTTCTATAGATTTAATCTTATCTATATTAGTTTCTTTATCTTTTTCTCTTTTTACTTCTTTAATTTTTCTTATTTTTCTAGGATCTAATTGAATTAGTTCCATAACCCCACGCTTAGGGTTTTTCATATCAATTACTTTTTGATAATATATTCTTCCGTCAATATACCATCTTCTAAAAATGTCATGGCCCTTATTATTAAATTCTAGGAGCTGCAGAATTTTCTCAAATTCATTTTCTATAGTTTCTTTAATATCATCAGCAACATCTACATTGTCAAGATTAATTTGCACCGGTTGTTCGTCATCCACCGCGGCAATTGCCTCAGTGACAATTTCATCTACTGCTGCGGAACAATCAGAATATGCGGATGCCTCTCTATATCTGGTAATTAATTCTGCCTCAGATTTAGCAGTGGCATCCATGTCAACATAGGTACCAAAATATCCTCCAGCATTAAATCCGCTGGTTTGAATAGTAGTGGCACCGTCGTCAGGAACAGGCGTGGCAAACGCCTGATTCTTTTTATCAATATCCTCGTCTTCACGAGCAATAGTAAAACCAAATAGTTTAATGGCCATTATTTAATCACTTTATAATATTAAACCGCTACTCCGCCTAAAGATGTAATAGCGTTTATCAATTGACTTGCTGGTGTATTAGTTGCCTCAAAAGTCTGATATTGGAACGTTACACCAAAAGAAGATATCTGATCATTAGTACCAAAGTCTAATGGTACTGCACCAATATCTGTTGGGAATACACCGTATAATTTATATTGTTTCAGAACTGCACCATTTCTGTCTAATTGAGAAATAAACATATCTGTCTGATATTGAGATGGCTGTAATGCGCCAGTTTTGTTTCTTAAATTCTCAATACCATTCATCCATTGTTCTAATGCTGTTCTAATAGTAAAGCTAGAATCGTTTAGAACTGTGCAACTGAATGGAGCAAACTCTCTATCACCTGCCATTTTAATTAGGCGACCTCTGTAATAAACAGGAGTCACACCAATCGATTGACCAGGTAATTCTGAAGCAGTAACTAAAAACGGAGCTTTATTTACAGCGGCTGCTCTTGCCACAACATAGTTTGGGAACGTCAATTGAACGGCGAATTGGTTTGGCCTCGCTCCGCCGTTCGTTAGTTCAGCTTTAAATCTATCTACATTAAATGGGATTGCCATTTCTTTATACTCCTATTAAGCGCCTACTTCTTCGAAAGACACACCAGATCTTGTAGCAATAAAATTCAACTGGATAAAGTTGATTGCTCTTGCAGGCTTAATGAAAATGTCTGCAACAAATTCATTGCGATCAATTACTGCAGGTGTGTTATTTGTATCATCACATACTACACGGAAATCTGTAATACCTCGACGTCCCTGTACGTCTCTTAAGAATGGCTCAACTAGATTTCTAAACTGTGCCTGCGAGAAACTATCATTAAACTCGAACAATTGGAACTTCGATGCAGTAGCAATTGCTTTCTCTAATACAATAAACAATCTGCGAACGTTGATTCTATCAAAAGCACTTGGTCTTGCTAGAAGAGTCTTATCACCAAATAACAATGTGCCTTGTCCTGGGAATGTTACTACAGGATTTACACCCTTCTTGTAAAGAGTATCTCTATCATTCTTTGATGGAGACCAAGCCAATTTAACTACGTTCTTAATTACACCGCGATTATATCCCGCAGGAGAGAACCAAGGATCCGCAATATAGTCTGTTCTTGCGGAAAGACCAGCAACATCTCCATTCAGAGGAACATATCTGTACTTGTCATTATATCTATCGTACTGATACTTCCATCCCGAATCAAGAACAGCAAATGAGGAACTTGTTAAAGTATCTCTGTATGTGGTAATTTTTGTAGCTTGACCTGTAGTATTAACAACATCTGTATATGGAGGAGACGAGAATACTACACAATCTCTTCTAGTTTCAGCAATGTTAATTACCTGATTAACTGCAGCAGCAATTGTTGTTGGTCCCATAGGAATCAACGAAACATCATATAATTCATCATTAGCGAACAGACTATATCCATCTAAAACATTTGCGGTAGATATGCCATCTGAAGATACCCCGCCAGATAACAGCCTATTAGAAACCGAAGTAAGAGTGTCATAATTAACTGCACCACTGGAACCCCAATTCGTCGTATCAGATGGGTGGTCTATTACCCAAATATACTTAGATTGATTGGATATCACATCCTTGTAATAGTTTGTAGATTGGTCCGAATTTTTCGCATCCTGAGCTTTAGATAAAAATGAGAATTTCTCAAGCACTGCCCCCGGAGAACCTGTCCATGTACCAAATGCGTCAATAACTATCACATGTAATTCGTCATCCGTTCCACCTTTTGCAGATACGCTAGCAGATGTTCGAGGAGCAGAATTGAATTGACCTGCGAATGTCCAGCCATCATATGTGGCAACATCCGCCATAGAAACTCTAATTCCGTTGCCTAAAGTACCTGGGTATTTAGCAGCAAATGTACCGTAACTAAATCCACCAGTACTATGATTGGATAACCAATCATCGAAGTTTTCAATTAATGGTACATCAAATACTACACTTGCGGTCGCGCTTGCGTTTCCGGAAGGGCTTGTGATTGAGACAGTTGGGGCATCATCATAGCCCGAACCAGGGTTTATTACGTTAACACTTGCTATACTATACCCAAGAGAGGCAATCGCTGCAGCATTACTTGTAATATATTGCAAATCTCCAGCTGCAGGAATAATTGTTACATTTGGAACATAGTTAATAGTAACATTACCATTAACGGTAATGGTATTAATTGGCGCTGCAATTCTCACATTAGCAGTTGCAACAGTTCCACCTAAACTGTTATTTCTATTGATAGTGACGTTAGGTGTAAAATTATATCCGCCCGCACCTTTGTTTAGAACAGTAATTTTGTTGATAATACCATATCCTAAATTAGCAGTAAGGACTGCTTCTGTTCCGGTGTTGCCATCTAAACGATTGATGATGACATTGGGTGCACTAATATAACCATTGCCGCTGCTGGTAATAGTAAAACCAGTAATTACATTTCCTGTGACGATCGGTGTTGCTGTTGCATGAGCTCCACCTGGAACTAAAATGCCTCCGCTGATAACTACGTTACACCCTGTCTCAGCAGGGCCGTAATTAGTTCCACCGTTACTAATTTGAATGTCTCTTAATTTAAAATGCACATCTAAGTTTGCACTTGCAAAAGTAGAATCTTGATTCTGTATTACGATATTAGATAGTGTAGTATAGTTGTTACCAGAATTTACTACATTAATCTCCTCAACTCTTCCGCCACCTAGAACTGCAGTTGTCGCTGATGGACTCAACCCTGTTAAAGATACGGTAGGAGGAGTACTATATCCAAACCCTGGCTCCGAAATGTCAACTGAAAGAAGTCGTCCTTCCGCTGTAAGTGTTACATTTCCTGTTGCAGTATTTCATGCCCTATTAACATTGCGTACAACTTGCAAATTATTTCCATACGACAAAAAGTTTGCTGCAGTGAAAAAATATCCCGCAGTTGTATCATTCGGTTTACCAAAAATCTCTACTAACTTACCCTCAGAATCTACGGTAGTTACTTCCCCAACAGGCCCCCATACAAAGGCTCCCGAAAATGCTCCAGCAGTAGTTGCGACCGAAGGAACTACCGTGCTTCTATCCTCTTCGGTAACTAAAACGCCAGGTGAAAGCTGAAATGCCATCTTCTTCTCCTTGATAATTTTATAGATATATCTCTATAATTTTGAATTTCTATTTATTTATAATTATCAGCTTTTAGACTTTTTCCAGCCAATTTAGTATAGTTTTATTCATATCTTCTCTACCGTCTTTGAACCACATATCCCCAGCTTCAATTTCTACGGTTGTCCTCTCCGTAGGACCCTCATCTAGTTCCCCAAATGGAGTAAGATTCTCCTCAATTTGTTTAAACTGTTCCTCATATAGTATTTTTCTTAAATTAGTATCCGTCAAGTCCTTAAAGAATGCCTCATTTGTGGCCCAGGCAAATAGCACCAGAGTCATCACCAGATCATCGTGATATCCCTCATCCGCTTTATAGAGTCCACGAACTTCTATGAACGTAGATATCTCACTAATTATATCTGCATCATGGATTAGTAATTTATTATTTTCAACGAGACTCTTAAAGGCAGTACATCCTAAACGCTTAACCAGTTTGGTCGTTCTTACACCAAGTGTAGCGCCAGGTGAGAACCCTCCGGACAAAAACTGCCCAGATTTTGAATTGCTTCCGACAAAGAATACATTTTCATATTCTAGATCGGTATATAGAGAATCTGCGACTTGCTGACCGTTGTCGTTTATTTCTATTAAACAATATGCTTTGTTAAAATCCTTAGCAACCTTATGAATTATATTCGGATATAATAAGGGACTGATTCTATTATTTCTATACTTTGCAACTACACGATATGGATACTTAGTGATATCCATTACTGAGAATGCACAATAATCTCCACCGACTCCTCTAGAAGTATCTGCAACTAGCATGTAGATATGTTCTTCCTCAGGTTCCTCATAAACAGACAAACCCTCATAGGTGTGAATAGGTTGTTTATGTGACATTCTACCAATCGTATCAGGATTGATAAGTGTGTTAGATGATCCAAGGAACTTACATAGAACTTCCTGATTAAATTTCAGTTCACCTAGAATAGATCTTTGTTCTTCTGCCCACTTTTCATCTCTGCCAGGTATTTCGCTGTAATGAATAAACATTGGAACGAATCCATTAAGCCCTTGCTCTGCTTCATTCCAGAATTTCCAGAAGTGATTATATCCCAATGGAGTAGATGTTAGAAGAATTTTTGTAGTTTCACCCGCAGATACTACAGGATAAACCGAAGTGAAGAAGTCCTCTGCTACGTTATTCGGAATAATTGCAGCTTCATCAATATACAACCAGTTTACAGATTTACCTCGAATACCCGAAGAACTTGTTGCCGCAGTAAATATTCTTGAACCATTTTCTAATTCAATATCACCTTTGTTAAATGTCTTAACACCTTGTTGCATCCACATAGGAAGAAGTTCATACATCATCTCATAACGATAAAGAACTTCTCGAGCAGCGGCAGACTTGTTGGCTAGAATAGCAACCGTTTTATTCGGTTGGAATAAAGTATACCAAAGTATACAAGCAGCAGACGTAATTGTTTTGCCCTGCTGTCTACCTTCCATTAATATAACTCTACGATTGTTTAATATTAAATCTACTTTTCGTTTTTGGCAATCATAAAGTTTAAAAGGGATTAAACCCTTATCTAAAGAAACAATTTGGCAATATGTTTCTATAAAATAAATTGGATCCGAAATACATTTCATTAATTCCGCAACCTGCTCAGAGGTATAGGATATTACGGTTCCAATTTGTTTTAGATTTGGATTACCGTTGTATGAAATCTTTTTATTGGTCGATTGACTTGCCATTATCTTTTTTGCCTAGCAGTTTCATAAGATCATTAGTTGACCCCGCAAATACTACGTTATTCTGAGTATTAATATGGTTAGGAGAATCTTGTACTTCTAAATCCTTAACTTGTTTTTGGAGTGCAAGTAAGTCTTTAGACACATCAGATAATGTTTTGATAAACTGTCCAGCAACTTCGTAATGCCTCGGAGTCTCAGAATTTTTAGATAACTCTATTAAATTATCTAAAGTATCATCCCCCTTTAGAATTAATTTTCTCAGAGTTTGTCTTGCTAGTTGATAGTCATCCTCCTGATCCAATGATTTATTACTATTCATTTTTTCAGGAACAATTAATTCTGAAGATGATTCTGGCATCGGATCAAGGTCAAATAACGAATCTAATTTTTTTAAGTTTTTCATTTTTAAAAATCTTCAAACACTTCTAAATAACTATAATCATCAGATACATTTGCAGTATTAGGATTAGTTTGTACAGTAATTTTTTGTCTTTGATTAGTTAAATCCTTATTATCAAAAGTATTTGCAATAACTTTCTTGATGATTCCTGTTTTGGTAATAGGGCCATAGAAGTTTAATTTTACAGTAAATCCCAACGTCCAAGTTACAGATCTTCTTGTAGTAAAATCTCCCTCATAATCATCCTCAAATCCTATAGTATTTAAAAGTATAGGTAGATCATTCTGAATATTTAATTCGGGTATTGCCTTTAACGTTAAATTATAATCAGGATTAAAATACGGTAAAATTTGTTCTATTATTTGCAGACCATCGTCCTGATTTCTTGCATAGATGTAAAGTAAAACTGTAAGATTATAAGGAGTAGGTGCATACTGAGTACTTGCAGTTGTAGAACCACTTAGAGATCTAGTTTGTTGCAGGGGACTAATTTTTCTGTTAGGATCATAATCCATTGCAACCATTTCAAACCCCATGCGAGGCAAAATTACCTGCATGCTAGCTTTATCAACATTTGGTTGTTGATTTATTCTTGCTAAAAACTTTTGTTTAGGAGAATACGATAAGGGTACTCTTTGAACAATAGTTGTATTATTAGGCCCCTTCTTTTCGATGGTAATATTATTAAACATATTACCAAACGCAACGATTGCCTTTCTAACTGTTCCCCAATAGTATCTTTGATCTAACATTAAATATCTCCAAACGGATTTTTTTCAGTAAAATCTAAAACCGAATCTTTTTCTTTTTCGAATTTTTCATTATCTGCAAGAACAAACGGTTTATCTGAAGTATATCCTTCTTGTATCATAGGTGTTAACTCATTAGTTTCAAGCAATATACTTTCGTCATTTTCTTGTACCAACTCAAAATTATCAACACCAAGATCAAATCCTGCAGCAATTTCATCTATCTCAGCAACTCCTGTATTAAATCTTTCATTGGAGAACTGCATCAATTCGCAATATAACTTGAATGTGTATAACTTGCCTATCTGATAAAAAGGTTCATGCCCATCAACCTTTCGTATCTCAAAAATACCTTTGGTTAAAGGAAAATAAATTAAATCTCCTTCAGCGGGTCTTTCTGGTAGTATAGAGTTGCCCGTACTACCTATCGTTTCCGACCATCGTTTTCTTGCAACTACAAAATTTGCCGAATCTCTAATTTCCAAACCAAACTTAGTTAGCAGTTCGCCCTCGCCCTGAAACCCCTGTACATTTTCCATATACATTTCAATGGGATATGCGTTTTCATAATAATTTCCAGTATTCTCAGTTAGAATATCATCATACCCTGCAGGTTTTCTAGGTAGATAGTAAACCTCGAACCCATAAATCTTCATGGATTCTATAATCAAATCCTCATAAAGGTTTTGCTCAGAGGCAACCCCAATACTTCTTCCCGATTGAAAATATTGGTTAACTGTAGGCATAAAAGTATTGACTTTCTATTGACCAGGTATTAGACTCTGCTATGTACCCTGTTAATAATTATCCTGTATAAAAGTTCACAGGTAATTCGAAGCTAGACTGCATATCATCTTCAATCTGTTTTAATTCAACGACTGCTTCGTCATAAATTTTATCTGCATTAATTGTTACTCCTGCAGGGAGTTGTACTCCGGAGAACTTCTTCAAATTCTCCCCCCATTGTCTCTTAATTAAAGCAGTAGTATACATCTTCAAGAAACGATCATCGTAAACATCTCGATATGTCTCGGGATCTAAGATTCGATATGCTTCTACTATAATATAGTCTCCTACATCTAGATTATCATCCCAGCTCATATCTACAAATAATCTATTCATATGACGATTGAATCTAATCGGTTTAGTTCCTGATAAAAGCTGACTCAATAGTTCAATATGTCTTTTAACCTGATAATAATAAATTAAATCTGTAGACATTAGGCTGTAAAGATCATTAATTAAAATTTGATATTGAAGGCTGAATAAATTATTTCCTGTAGTTTTATTAGTAAACGGAAAAATATTATTCACTCCGACAACTGCATCGCTCATTTCAATATAGCCATTGGCTAAATTTTCTGTAGTAATTTCATGCTTCAAATAAACTAATTCTACTGCATCATAATGATATTCTCTGTAGAATTGGAATGCGTCATCAATACGATCTTCAATTTGATCATCGTCAATGTTAATTTCAATGACAGGGCTACCCAATCTTCTTAGGCAGTAATCTCTTAATTGTTCTCTGTTGGTTACCTTAGACATTTGTAACTCCGGGGTATACTGTTACCAAACCTTCTATTATTCTTTTAACCGTAGCATTGCTTGTTGCCTCAACATCATACACATATCTGCCATCTTTTATATTTGCTGTTTCTGACGCCGTCAAAGAAATTTGAACATTCCCATTTGCGGCATCAACAATGTTAGCAGTGAAAGTTATAGCATTTGCCGTGTAAAACGATCTGCGCATTTGACCCGCAACGGTATAACCTTGTAAAGATATAGGATTTTTACTATTGTCTAAATAATTAATATACTCGACAAAAGTAGTTCCCTTATCTATTACTAAATTTTTTGTAGAAGCCATTTATCTTACCTTAGGTTTCATACCAAGAAGTACCGTCACTAACTATCGTTAAGGTGCCGTTAGTTAATACCATAGTATTTGCAGTGGATTTCAAATTAATTCCTCCGGCATCGCCCGTTGATTGTAACACTATAATATTGGAATTAAATTTAAAAGTTACAGTTCTACCCGGCCATCCATATTGTACGTTACCCAAACCGCTAGCACTGGTTACGTTAAAGAATTTGCCCTCATTCGGAATAGTTAGTACATTGCTAACAGGAACAGTGATATTAGATGTTGGGAAAATTGCAGGAGAACTGTTGGTCCAATTTTCAAAATGAATTCCTTCCATAATTATGGAAGGCCCCGCACTAAATACAGGTTTCGTACTAATATCGCTAAATCTAATTGTCTGCAGATTTATATTACTAGAAGCACTATCAACCTTAATTCCATACTGACTATTTCTATAAATTCCCCCAAGTACTGTGACATCGCCACCTTCTACTAGTACTCCATGGTCTCTATTATACCAACCTACGCAATTAGTAAGTTGAGTGGGTAGATTGTTCAACGTGTTAATATAAAACCCTTTTTCATTACTTGCAGATTGGCAATTAGTTAATAATGTATCTGTACTACCGCCTGTAACTAAGAATCCAATATCTCCACTTTGGCCTGTACCTCCAGCTCCGGCTTCGGGTACATTATCGGCGCCGCAACCTGTAAGTTCGCAACTATTACTACTATCTACCCAAAATCCTCGTTGATATCCGTACGAAAAACTATCAGTAATTTTACCCCAATCTACAGTATTCTGAAACTTGTACGCAGTACCAACTCTGGTCAATGCGTTACCACCAGGATTCGGTGCCCACCCTCTGGCTACTGCTGCTATAGTTGCAAAAGGCCAGCAATGTACACGATTAATAACAGGCACATCATATGCGGAATTAACTAGGATACCGTTATTAGAATCAATATTACATTGGGTAACTCGCAAACGCTGAGAGTTATTCGCAAAAATCGCCTGATTAAATCCTAGTATCATAACATCGCTGACACTGGTATCATCCGCGGCTATTGCAGTATTACCAAGATTAGTTATGGATCCTGATATAGTAATAGCTGTTCCGGCAAAAGAAGTAGGACTTAGATAATTTAAATTACTTTGCCTAATCAACATCTTGCTTATACTAGAGCCAGATCTCATATTAATAGTTGCTCTAGAATCTAAGCGAATAGAACCACCTATTGCATTATAATTGGTAAAATAATTATAACCATTACTACCAATCATATTTTGTTGCCCTTCAAGATGGCAACTTGGTTTGATCGTTATATTTGATGCTATACGATAAACCCTATCATTAGATAAAATTATCTTTCCGCCGGTAGTACCAAGACTATCAATCGCTGATTGAAATGCAGCAGAATCATCTGTGGTGCCATTACCGATTGCTCCAAATTGTTCTACGTATGCAGTGTTTGCTGCAATAGAATTTACTAATCTTATAGTTTCAGTTATAGATCTTCTTCTACCTCGTATTTTATCTACAAAGGCTAGTTGAGAGGCAAGGCTGTTAACTTGTGTAACCATTTTTAGTTTACCAAAGGTGTGTAATTAAATCCGTTTTTTACTAATTCTTTTTCGACTTCTTCCATTAAAGTATCGTTAATAGAATTATATTTACCGGGCAGTGTTAGAATTAATTTATCTTTTAATTTTTCTACGGTACCTTGCATCGTATAAACTTCTAAGGTAATCTTAGTAAAGTCTTCTAAATAGTTAACTGATAAATTCGTCACTTGTAGTGTCATGAAAATCTCCCGTAGTATACTCTGTAGGATATAACAATCGGGTCATCCCCTTCTATATTGGTATATCCTTTTCTTTCGAAACTATGTTTACATACAATTTTTAAAGTTTCAGGTTCTACTTTAAAAGTTAAAATACTAGAACCTAAAAATTCTCCAGAACTTGGCTGCTTTATGATTCTAAGTACAGTTGATCCTGTCGCATTAATTACGGCATCGCCCGAATCTGCGTATCCCCCATTTATAGATATAAATGGAAGAATAAAATAATCATCAGTATTTATTAACGTATTATTGATAAGAATTATCTCATCAGTTCTTTCAATATTAGATGCGGTTGGGTCTGCTTCTGTAATTCTAGGTATTGTATTAAGTCCAGGTAAATTGTAAATAATGTGAGGAATTCTTCTATCTAAAGAAAATTTAGTTTTACCTAAACCATCGGTTATCAAAAAATTATCTTTCTCTATAATAATACTCATCAATGAACTCCCAAATATTTTAAATTACCTTCTAATTCAACTGAGGTATTTAAAAAATATGTTCTCGTATTATATTTGTATGATAATCCGGCTCCCAAGGGAACTATTGTCTCACCCTCAGGCCAAATTATTAAATTATTAGTTAAATCAATAGCACTATTTCGCTCATCATATAAACCGCCAGTTAAAGTATTTTCTGAGCTAGCATTATCTATTGTTCTTCCCTGATAATACCCTATCGTTATATAATGTACAGTCGCACCATAAGTATCATATCCATATAATTGCCTAACGTCAGAATATTTGTTCAGATATGAAATTGGATCGAACGTTATTTCTTTGTTACTTGTAGCAGACGCATAAAGTTGTTGTCCTACAGTAGGACTATTTCCGACACTTTCTATTAGATTTGGATATGATGCAATATATCTTAAAGCATCTGCCTCAGAAATATAGAATAAACTTATCGGTAAGGAACCTATAGTATTACTTATAGGAAAAGAATCTAAAGTAGTGCCTTCAGGTAACCCGGGTATATTATTAGTATATGTGTTTGGATCTAAGTTAGAAGCAGATGAAAGTATTTCTTCATTTCCAGTTAAACTCGATAAAAATAAAAATAAGGGGGTGGGGAACAAAGAATAACTTCCGTCGGATTCTAGTTCTGCAGTATATAATTGGTTAGAACTTATTTGTATACCATATCCTAATGGTACTGGTTGCTCTATATAACTATATTTAGAACCATCCTGTTGCCAATTATAATGTTTATACTTCGTAAGTTTAGTTATAAGCCCTGAGAATATATATCCATTAACATAAAAATCGAAAAATCCTGTTCTAAGAGGTGGCTTATCAATTAATAATAAGTTAATGAATGATGAAGTATTTAGAGTGCCATCTGCAGAATAGTTTTGCAAAAAAGGTCCAGAAAACGGTATATCTGGAGGTAAACTTTCCCGCAAAGGAATTTGCGTAAAATTTGTTATAGATAATCCTTCTAACGTTTCCTGAAATACTCTAAGTTCGGGTACATACAACGTTTTAGTGAATGCAAAAGATGATCCTGCGTAATATTGTTCAGGATTTTTATACAAATAACTTCTTTCCGTGGTGAATACATTACCTAAAGTGACTAAATTTGCGGTTAAATTAATTAAGTATTTAGACATGATTATACTAAAGTTACCTGTGCAGTATTTTCAAAAATTAGTAAAGTATATCTTCTAGTTATTGCGGGCAATCCTACTCTTCGTACGAAATATTTTTCTTTCAAATATACGTTTGTAGTATCTACCATAAGAGTCGCTGTTCTATAAGAGTTATTATCTAAATTTTGAACAAACATATTGGATCCTATTAATTCCCTCGTATCGTAATCTATTACTACAACGGCAGGAGGATATCCCAAATTATGTCTAAATATAGTGTAAGTATTGGTTCCCTGTTTTGGGTATTCTGAAGCCTCTTTGCCTTTGTTATTATTTGGATCAGTATTTACATCTATAGATGGATATGCTTGAATAAATTCTGTTTTTGAAGTTATACTAAGATATTCAAATCTAGAATCAAAATAAATTCTATTTAAATTTGGTAAAGGATTATTCAAAGGAACATTACTTCCGGTTTGTCCGTCCGGATTATTAAAGATAGAAACTATTTTTCTACCAGATACGGTACCCGCCCATAAAACATTAGTTGACATTTTTTAATAAATTATTTCTATAAATTATTGAAATTTTTTGTTTGTAGGAAAAAGTTAAATTCTGTATTGTGGAAAATCTACCAGCCATATGATGCAGTATTTTTCCTTCCCCTAAATAAATTGCAGCATGATTTGGTACTGGACTATTAATTTTCATAAGTAAGACATCATGCTTTTTAATATCTTCTACTTCCTCGAATAAACAATTTTTAGCATTTTCTAAATAAAGATTCTCTCCTTTATTCCACCACTCCCAATCTCTTTGTATATTAGTTGGTAAAAAGATATTAAATTTTCTTTTATAATAATCTCTGACTAACGTGTAACAATCAAACATCCCATGTATAAAAGGTCTTCCCTCATAACTAAAATCTTCAAAATATCTATTAGGTATAAAAACTTCTGAAAAGTTTTTAGATGACCCTATAGTTACGAAAATGACTTTAGAGTGATTCATTTCTGATCTTTCTTCTAAAGTCAATTTAGATATTTCGGAATTATCTTTTTTCAATAATACTGCTACAGTATTTTCATCATTTGCTCTTTTAAAAAGTTTTCCCTCTCGTTGAGTCAATTCTAATCTTTTCTCAACTTCTAATAATTGTAATAATTCATCAGAAACATTATGACCTAACATTTTACAATTCTATTCTAATTGATTTATTATTCAAATCTATTACAAATCTATTATCTGATGATCTTAAAACTCCCGACGTTATAGTTCCTAAGTTTAACGAAATTTCAGCTAGATTATTTGCGCTAACGGTTACACCTGTGAATACATTTGGTGCTAACTGAGATCTACCAATAGTTCCAGAAACTATTTTAGCACCATTAATAGTGTTAGCGGCAATCTTTTCACCAGTAATAGAATTATCTTGAATTTTGCTTGTTGTTATAGAGTTTGCTGCCAATTTTGCAGATGTGACGGAATTATCCGCAAACTCTCTTGTGGTTAAAGTATTACTTACTAGTTTTGAACTAATAATTGTATTTGATGCAATCTTCGCGGCAGTCACTGCATTTGCAGCTAATTCTGTAGTACCTACTTGATTTGGGTTTAGCGCAATGCCAGTAATAGTGCCCGAACCGCTATTAGGTGTAAAGAAATCCCAAGAAGTTTTTGTCGTATTTAAAATATATGTTGCTGAACCAACAATAACTAAATCGCCGGGATTATAATAAGTTGTATCTGTTGGCAAAGCTGCAAGAGTCGGAATTCTAGCAATTACTGTATTTGCGGTATATTGAGGAATAGATTTCCAAGTTGTATCATAAATGTATAATCCCGGAAGTGTCGCAGAACCTGCCGTTACTCTAAACAATTCTCCAACGTTTGCTGTAGCAGGTAAAGAAGTTCCAAAACTAATACCACCCGAACCACCCGCGCCTGATACGTAACTACTTAAAGTTCTCCATTGACCGCTTATGAAGATATAAGCAATGCTTCCAACAACAACCGTTCTTCCTGAATAATTATCTGGACTACCTGTTGCCGGTAAAGAAACTAACACTTCTAAACCAGAGGGTGCACTTGATGTTATTACGCTGGATAAAGTTCTCCATGAACCTGATAAAAATAGGTATGGTTTGGCATTGCCGGTTTCATAAAAGATAGTTCCCTCGGGCGCAGTTTCTGGTTTAACTGTACCAATTGGAATCGCATTGTCACCTCTGAATCTCACCCATCTATAATCCGATCCTGCCAATCTAGCGATTCCCGGGTTTGCCGGTAATCCTCCACCATTGCCGGTAGGATAACCAGTAAATATCCAAACATCACCATTAAAAAATACTATTCGACCTTCGTGGTTGCCTAAAGTGGGTAACGAAGAAACCACTGGAACGCCATTTACAGTAACATTCGCTGAGGTTGTACCCACAACAACTGTGATATTAGCTGCACTAACTCCGCCGGTAAAATTTGTTAACTGAGAATTAACATATCCTTGCGTAGCTAAGGGGGCGCTAAACCATGTAATAGTACCATCCTCATTTAAATTTAAAGAGTCCGACCCGTTTAGAGTAAATCCAATTCTACCTGGACCTAAACGATACATACCTGTATCTTTATCATTTGCCCAAGTATATCCTGGAGTAAGTCTACCATCTGTAGGAAACCCTAAAAATTGCCCTCCGGAATACAAAGAATAAAAGTTTTCATTTACCTTTGTAAATGCATCTCGTAAAAGATCTCCATCTCCGCTATTAGGAGAGGTACCTACATTTACGTTTGAAAAATTTCTTTGTGATGGCATGATTTTAACTTAAATTTAAATGATTTTTAATTTTAGATAACTCTTCTTTCAATGTATTTATTTCTTGTTCCATTCTTCGAATAGTTGCCGTTTGTTTTTTCTTTTGTTTATACTCATGAACTGCATGTATATTCGTATTTAAAATGGCATTGTTTTCAGTATCCTTTATATAATATCATCGTGATCCTCAGGCTCAATTACTCCAGTAGCTATAGTTTTATTTACAGTATATTCTAAAGAGGGTTCAAGAAGTCTATAAATTTCTTGCGTAAAAGAATCGTCGTCAGTTCCCGCAAAGGATTTTGACGATGGAGAAACTAACGGCATAAGAACCCATGGTCTAGATAAAATACCTGTATCAAATGCTTTGTCTTTTCTGGATAAAACTCTACCAAAAACTTCTATATCCGTACCAATTTTTCTATTAACATCTAATCTAACTTCTAACCCCGTAGAATCGAATCCTTCTGCTAAAGACACTACTTTGCTAATATATCTTGATCTTGCAGATCCATGCCCAGCTTTTAATTCAGAGGCAGATACGTCACTAGAATAAGCCGTAATATTATTTCTAAATATTTGTGCTTTTAATAATTGTCTATCTAAAATTGGGGAAACATCTTCGCTTTTTGTAGTTAGTGATATTTGAAGTTTAATATCGCCTACATTTTTTACACTTTGTCTGCCTGTTAAATCTACAGTATCCCCCGGAACAATTGGTTGAAACTCTGTCTTATCTCTTGTGGCACTATCTTCAGTAGTTTGTAATTTATAACTTGCATATGCAGTATCACCTAAACCAACTTCTGTACTTAATAAACGCAACCTGTTATAATCAATTTCTGCAAGGTCAGGCGTAATCATTTCAAAAGTTATAGTGCCTGTATCAAATTTAGCTTTTCTTAGATAAAAAGTTAAATCCTCATTGACATCGCCAACCCATCCTCCAGTATTTTGCGCCTTAAATAATTTTCCAGCGAAAGGATTTTTTACTTTCTTTCCATCTGCAGTTGTTGCACTATATAACTTGTACTTATTAGACTTCGTTAAAACTGAAAACGCATATTCCCCTGGTTTTAGATAGATTGGATGTCTAAATGTAAAATCTGTAGGAGTAATATTTTTTCCAGGTTCAGGAGGTTCTGGTATACTGGAGGGAGGTAAAAATACAGATGTTCCGGAAAAATACTCTGTTGTAGATGGCGCACCTTTATCCATAGGACGCAATTCTACCCCAAGCGGTAATTTATCATCTTTTTGACTGACAAATAATCCTACGCCCGTAACAACAACGCCTAACGGATATCTTACCTCATCAACAGTAAAACTTTGGGACAACGGATTTAATCTGTTTAAAGAAGTATCCTCTTCTCCAGAACTTCCCGAAACTGAAGTTCTAAATTTCTCAGTTCTTCTTAAAGAAATTGTCCCACCTTGTTCTGTATCAACAAGACTCAAACCATGATTCATTAAGGTAGTTTCAGAAGTATATTTACAATTTTGAATTCCGTCTGGACTATCGCCAAACGTCAATCTAATCTCACCTGCAAGAAATTTATACTGACCTTCTGTGCTAGGTATATAAAGATATCCTTGCGCACTACCTAATTGATCAGTCACAATCTCTTGTCCTATTGTTGCCCCCGTAGTAACAGGTCCAGTAAAGGGAGTAAGATTAATACCATTTACATAAGTATAAATTTTTATGCCTGGGGGCATTTCTGAAACAACGAAGGACAGTATTTCCGAACCAGCAAAAACTGGTATGTCCGTGTCCCTGGAAGATGTTACTGCAGAACTAGATTCTGTCGCCATGCTATGTTCCTATTAAAGAATAATTTACAGATTTATAACCATTACTTTCAATTTGTACTGCTTTTGGATATCTCTTTTCCACTTCTTGTGCAATGTATCCTTCGTATCTACCATACCCCGCAATGGATTTAAACTCTTTCTTATATTCAAATTCGTATAGATTTAAACCATTCGGCATTTTTTTCTTAAATATAATTTTCTCTTTCATGTTTACATCCGAAAATAATTTCTTCAATCCTTTCCAAACCCAAGAAACTACTTTTGCTCCAACATAAACTATTGCGGCAACTGCTGCAACTTGTACTAACACGGGAGCGCCTAACAAATATGAAGTTGCCTTAGCTACACCTGCTGCAATAGCTTTTGTTGCTGCACCTATGATAGGCACGCCTGCTGTTTTTGCTGCAACAAAATCTGCGCCAATTGACAATGCTCCCCATGTAGCTGATACTGCACCTGAAGATATAAACCCTAAACCATTATATACTTCAGTTGCGGTAACCCCTATAGGCTGATTAAAAATATTACTCAAAGCATTACCAACTAATTCAAACCCTGTTTTTGCGGATGCCCAGGCAGCATCACCAAAGGCATATGTGCCCGGTACCACACTAGAAGCACCTCCGGTGAAAGCATTGTATACCCACTCCACTCCTAATTTGGCTGCTTTATATGGCCAAGAAACCACAGACATTATTCCATCTATAGATTTAAATGCATCAAGAACTGCGTATCCTAACTCCTTAGCCGCTCCCCATGCAATACTTAACGTAGATTCTCCTTGGTATGCAGCAATTAAAGCATAATCTGTATATCCAGTAACTGCTGCGCCAAATGTTGCTTTTGCTGTAAGAGCCGCTGCAGTTTTATATGCAATATATCCACCTATTAATAGGCCACCTGCCAATAATATGTTTACTCTAAAACTATTTTTCTTAGAAATTTCTGCTCTACCTTTACCGTCATTGACGCCGCCTGGATTTACAAAAATTTCATTATTAGCTTCCAAATTAGATACATATAACTCCTCAGTATATTTCTTAGTTATAATATCATTGAACATAAAAATATCTGTGTCTTCAAGCAATCCTAAATCCAAATTCCATGCACCAAAATTTGGGAAACATTCTCCCTCATCTGTGTCAATTGCTACAGAAAAATAACCACTAGCTAAATCTGCGGAATTAAAGTCTTTAAAATCTTCAACTAAAATACCTGTTTTTAATAATGCCTCACCGTCATCATTTGTTGTTGTGGATTTTAAAATAGCAATTTCTATAG